GATAATCCACCGTTGGTAGTGTCCAAATAAAGGGGGGCCCCTACAGAGCCGGGGACAGAGGCCAATTGAATAATCCCGCTAACCAACACATTGGGTGCAGAAGCGGTGTCAGTAGAAATACCCAATAGGCCGCTGGCGGTGGCATCCGAGCTCGCGTTAGCCGTGCCCCACTCAGAGCCGTCCCACATATACACGGTGCCCGCCGTAAGGCCGAGGGTACCAATGCTCAGTACCGTGCCCTCGTGGTCGCCAGTGCCAGAATACGGGGTGGACCGGACAATAAGGGAAAGGTCCTCGCCCTCGGTTTGACCGCCGCCGCCGCCGCCGACACTGTCGATGATATCCTGCATGGTGTAAATCTCACGCAAGCCGTCGGCCTGCGAAGAGCCGCGCTCCACCGTAGGGGTGTTCGCGTTGAGCGTGTGGAACTTTTGTCCTAAAGGTATCTGTGCCATTATTCTTCTGGTGCGTTAGGGTCGGGCCAGCCCTCGGCGATAGCCTCGGCTTCGGTGAGCTGGACAGAGCTGGGTGGGATGAGGTTTTCGAAAGGTACGTATCCTCCTTTATTTGCTTCGACGTACAAGCTTAGTAGCTCCTTCTCTTCGTCGCTGACATTAGGTAGGATAGCAAGCAATTCCGTCAAGTCCACTTCAGGACTGATGTATACCTGCTCCGTAGTCTCACCTACGATAGCAGCCATATCGTCGCTAGGACGAATCGAGATGGGGAACAACTGCCGGGTAATATCGTTCGGGCTTTGGATGCTCGCAGGGCGATACAAATTCCAACACTGCTCGTCAATAGCAATCGCGTGTTCGTTGCTTGTCGAACCTTCCATAGGCTCGACGGGGAGATAAACTATGCTCATGGTATTTGGTAGTAAGTCATGATGTCATCCTCGATGGCGGTGCGGCTGCTGGATTTTTCGCTCTCGTAAAGTATGACCTCTTGAATTGGGTCATTAAAAGCATAGGTATTACTGTTTAAACCGCGACCAATTGTATCTATATACCAATTACCGACGGTGCCGCTAAACTTGCTCGTTCCGTTTAAATGGAAAGTATATGCACCACTGTTGCCATTCATGAAACCTAAATACTGAGTGCCATTACTCAACCCACTTGCGAAAATTACTTGTCCTGATGTAGTATTTATACGAATACGATTTGCGCTGTAATGTTGCCACCAAGTCGTAGGTCCGCCACCTAACGGCATCTTTAAGGAGCTTACTGAGGTGTCATATACACTCACGAGTATTTGACAAACAGAGTTTGTAACCGCCGTAGACGTTAACGACAGGTAGTCGTTGCTACCATCAAACTGCACCGCAGGCCTACCGTTCTCAGTAAGAACCGCAGCCCCGTTGTATATCTGCGGCTGTGCGCCCGGAGTAATCTGCGTAGCGTGTCTTTGATTTCCTGACTGGTCGTACCAAGCCGAGACCGTGAGAGCGTCACTCCCTCCAAATGCTACAATGGCAGCTTCATCTAAGTCTCCGTTTACAAACCCAATGTCCTGTTCATCAAACGGGGCTACAGCCCTACGCACACGCATACTGACCGTAGCGTTATTGTTTAGCTGACGAACTGAATAAGCCGTACTAGCATTAGGATAGTCAAACAAGAACCCACTCGTAGGAGCGTCAGGGTTGTACATCGTATACACATCGTAATACGTGTTGATGTTCGTCTCGATACCGGTGCGGTTGCTGGATTGGTCAGTGTCATAAATGACTACCTCGTGCATTGACCAGCACCGTTGGTCAGCAGTTGCACTATAGCCCAGCGTTACGTTTGTCCAATTACTACTGTCCTGATTGACTGTAAAAAGTGATTGGGTACCAATGTCTGTGTACAATGCATCTCGAGTAGTGAAGCTGTAACTGCTACCGTTTCTAAATGCCGTTAGTGTGCCTGCATTGCTGTTTACGCCTGTGCTAACGCTGCCGCTTTGCATTGTACCTAAGTAACCGCTGCCACTACGCGCGAAAAATAGTTTTGTGTTGTTGCTCAAGTTGCCAGCTGCGCTGAAAATCCAATTGTCTGAACCAAAACTTAAACCCGTTTCGAGCAAGCCGTATTTAATATAAGGCTTCCCGTTCTCGGTAATGACCGCCGTGCCGTTGTATATCTGCGGCTGAGAGTTTGGAGTAATCTGCGTAGCGTGTCTTGACTGTCCGCTTTGGTCATACCAAGCCGAGACCACAAGCACATCTGAACCCCCGAACGCGACGATAGCCGCCTCGTCTAAGTCGCCGCCCGCAGTAAAGCCGATGTCTTTTTCGTCGAACGGAGCAACAGCCCTACGCACACGCATACACTTGATAGCTGTATTGCTCAACTGACGCACACTATAAGCCGCAGCGGCGCCGGGGTAGTCAGCTAAGAACCCGCTCGTGTAATCGGGGAAGTTGCCAATCTGGTAGAAGTTGTTGATGTTGCTCGTAAGAACATCACGCACACCAGAAGTCTGGATAGACTTGTAGATGAACAGCTCCTTGATATATCCTATATACCTTCCCTTAGGGTCGTCACCAACCTGCGTCTTAGCCATCGCAGAGATATAATGGCTCAAAGAACCTATGTTGGCAGCGGAACTGGCTGTAGCAATTAGAGTATTGTTAATAAGGACGTTCTTTGTAGGTCCAGCAGTCGTATTGTAGACGTGCTGCATATACATATTCGGGAAGCCTATGCCTAAAAGGGCTGGCCTAGTGTTGCTTCCAAATCCCTCATACACATTGCCGTTAGGATAGCTAATAGGCTGGTGATAATTGAAGTTGTAAGGGATGCTGGTAACATACAGCGGAGTGCCAGAGTTTGTCGTGGCTGCGGTACTGACCTGAAAAGACTCATAACCAGAAGCAGCACCAAGGTTGCTGAACCGAAGGGTTGGATAGTCAGTAGGGTTGACAAAGTCCAAGGCCGGCTCGATACCGTCTGTGATGATAGACGAACCGCTATAAATGATGGCTCGGGTAAGTGTTCCCGTAGTGTCATTTATAGTAGATATGGCATGGTTAGCACCCGGCATCTGGTCGTACCACGTTTGCACCTCCAAGACACTGCCCCCAGAAAAAGCTGCCAGCTCAGTAGCACTGATGCGACCATTGCTATCGAAACCAATATCTTGGGTAGCCCCGTCGCTAACACGGTACGCCTCAATACATGGCCCGGTATAGCTAGTGCTGACCAGACGGACTGAATACGCCACGTCCGCAGGATACGCGTCCATAGGCGGCGTGTACGGAGGGGTGGGCCCCGGGCCCCCGCCTACGCCCTGACGGGCGCCGACAGCGTTTTGGATGGCAATCCACATGTCACCACAGGGCTATGATGTCCGTAGCCGTAGTGTTCGTAGCGAAAACACGCTTGACCTGAACAGGGACGAAAGAGCCAGCAGGGATGCCAACGAACGTAAGGTCGGCGTTGCTGCTGGTCAAGACCCGCAGGTTGCCCGTATTGCCCACGTAAAGCACGCAGCCGGGGTTGGTCGCGCCAACGTAAATCTGGTACGTAAGGACGGTGCCCCCAGTGTCAGTGATGGAAGCGTCGAGAACCAAAGCTGTGGCGCTCGTGATACTCGCCACCCGAGCAATACCGCCGTTGGTGACTACCGTAGAGCCAACCAACCCCACGATAGACGTGAAGTCTTGAGTGGTGTCCACAAGTACAGTGCCCAAAGGGGGAACGGAAGTCTGCGTGCTGTCGACAGCAGGGCCGCTGACAGCAGGGATGTCGATGGTATCGGACGGGATGACGGGGATGCCCGTGCCGACCTGAAGCTTTTGATATGCCATTACTTAAAAGGGAATGTACGGTTTAAACTGTCCTTGCGACGACCACATCCGCAATCCTTGCCCGTAGCCTTAGATACCGTGTCAACCACCTTCTTGATGCCGGTGGCCTTAGTGACCTTCTCTACCGCGTCGCCTAAACCTTTCATGCCCCCAAGTTAATACTTTCCTTTCCGACCTTTGTAGACCTTAACTCCATGATAGTTTGATGAGCTAAAGTCGAAATCGCTCCTGAATAAACCTCGAGTTGAATTCCTCTTTCCAGAAAGAACCTGCTTCAGTTTGTCCAGCTTCTCTAAGCCAAGCTCGTAAACGCACTGGTATATGTCCTTGAATTCGTAGTTCTCGCCGTCTATAGTCTTCAAAGACACAGGCTCGGAAAATTCTTTCTTCACGTACCTGCCGCCGCACATACGCTTCTTACCGCTGATGTTCTTCAAACCCAAAAAGTGGGCGCAATCAGCTTGAGACTCAAATGTTTTTTCAGAGCCATCAGCGCAGTCTATGATTGTAACCGGATTGCAAGTGGACAAAACCTTGCCACCAACACCGCCAAGGCGAGTGTTCATACAGTCTGGATTGCCGACTTGTTCTTTGTCGACTATCAAAGACTCAATCTCATACGCGTCATCAATGCTGTCGGTTTCAATCAGAATCTCTTTTCGGAAATTCTTGTAACCGTATTTGATGACGGAGTCGATAAGAACAGACTTGACCCCTTTCTTCTGTAAATTGATTGCGGTACCGTCACTGCATACACCACAGCCTATATACCCATCGCTTTTGCGGCGCTCTGAATGGACGCCGTAGTAATAACGGCTAGTTGGAATGCAAGTTGTTTTGTAAACGTAGTGCCTCACTTGCCCTTTAGGTATTTAGGGCTGTTTTTACTCCACAGCTTCTTGCACGCCCAGTACCGGGCCGTAAGCTTGTCATTAGCTGTATCGCATCTATGGCGAGCTTTGAAATTTTTGCGGGCCGCAGCACTGTAGTTCGACTTGTAACCCTTTGCACCAAAATGGATAATCTTTTCCTTACCATTGGCACAAGCCTTGACCATCATCTTCTTGCCCTTGCTCGTAGACCGCGTAGGCGAGTTGCACTTCATCTTACTCTTCTCTGCCATCACGTACTCTTTGCTTGGATGACAATCCAGTTGACGCCGTCAGACCAGACAGCAATACCGTTGTACACCTTGTTAATCCTATACGATGCCTCCCCGTCAATGGTCTCAGAACCCGGAGCATAGATATCGACCTTGTCCTGTGCCGTGACAGTGCCGTCGTTGACGATACGCAGAAAACGATAAGGAATAGCCGCAGCAGAAGGCAACGTAAGGTTGTGAGTGCCAGAACCACCGACCCAAGTCAAGTCGACAATATTTTTGCTCGTAGTAATAGTAGATGACCCGCCGGGACCGACAGTCATAAACTCAGGCTCCAAAACAGCTACGCCGCCAACGTTGTTGAGCGTATTGTCAATGGTGACGTTGTTGCCGCCAGACTGAGAGAGACCGATACCAGAACCAGCCGTGAGCTGGACAGTAGAGTTGAGGCCGCTGACAGCATCCAAGTTCAAGTCTACGTTGTCGCCGTCGGTGCTAGAGTTGAGCGTATACACGTCAGAAGTGCCTGCGCCACCAATCTCCTCGATGGTATACACATCGCGCAAAGGCTGCACGGTAGCACTGCCCCTATCGGTGGTGTCAACACTAGGTGCTACGCCGTGGAATTTTGTGCCGGGAGGTATAGGCATTACTCTACAATTTTATACTGAACGTTAATCTGAACGGTGCTGTCACCAACTGTAGCAGGCTGGTCTGAAGAAAACAAACACAAATACAAAGGGCCGTTATCAACTAATGGCGAACTTGTCCATGTATTAAGTCTGCCTACATTGGCCAAAGACCAATCGTTATAAGACTGAGATATGCCTTGCAAGGAACTGTTAACAAACATCGCTTGACTAAATTGATATCCACCAAAAGGCGCCGGTGAAACATCAAGTTGAGTTCCATTGGGGTAGTCGAAAGGAACGCTGTTAAAAAACAACTTCATCTGGGCCGAAAGAACCAAAACGCTTTTGCCTACCCCCGGAGCGGGAACCACCTCTATAGCCGTAGTGTTTAACGCTATAACGTCAGATGCAGAAAGAGTTGTAGAGACATTTAAAGGAATGTCAAAATCCTCTATAGTATACGCGTCGCGTAAAGTCTGAACCGTAGCGCTGCCAAGGTCAGCGGTATCAACGCCGGGAGCAACGCCGTGGAATTTTGTGCCTGCGGGGATAGCCATTACTCTACAATTTTATAATCAACAGTTATCTGCATAGGGCTATCACCAACGGTAGGCGCAAGAAGTTGGTCTTGCATACCCAAAACAAGTGAGCCGTTGTTAACTAAAGAGCTGTTTGCGAAAATATTCCCCCACCTATTTAATGAATACCAAATGTCGGAGGAAGAATTAAAGTCTTGGGCAGGCTGAAAATACTGGTAGCTTACGTACGATGGTAAAGTAGGAGACGGATACATAAATAGACCCAGATAGTCACTGCCAAAATCGTATGCAACACTATTAAATACCATCTTAATCGATGCCGAAAGAACGACAATGGCTTTCCCTTCTCCCTGAGGGGGGACAATCTCTATATAGCTATCCCCTAGAGATAAAATTTGGGCAGGAGTAATATCGACAATCGTGCGTATAGGAGTGCCAAAGTCCTCAATAGCGTAAGCGTCTCTATTGCTGTTGGCGATACTGCTACCACGATTTATCGTGTCAACGCTCGCGGCAACGCCGTGGAATTTTGTTCCTTCTGGAATAGCCATCACTCTACAATTTTATAACCAACAGTTATCTGCATAGTGCTGTTGCCGTTTTGAGTAGCAGGGGGAGCCGATGCGTATATATACAGTGGGGTGTTAGCAACCAAAGGGGTAGCATTACGATAATTACCCTTATAGTTGAACCTGAATACACCGTCTGAATTAGCGTTCATAGCGTTGTTGGGGACGTCGACGTCAGCCTCTAACGAAGCCTGAACATAAGTCTGGCTGCTTCCACCCGGATTTGTAGCAAGGCGAATAGGCTGTTGGCCTAACGGAAAGTCATAAGGGACACTGTTAAACGATAACTTCATAATAGCCCAACTAACAATGATGGCTTTACCCTCACCCTGAGCGGGGACAACCTCTACAGGAGTAGTGTCTAAAGCAAGAATCTGAGCAGAAGAAAGCTCGATGGTAGAAGTTCTATCGCCAAAATCCCCTATAGTATACGCATCGCGCAAAGGCTGCACGGTAGCACTACCCCTATCGGCGGTGTCAACGCTCGCGGCGACGCCGTGGAATTTTGTGCCGGGAGGTATAGGCATGTCTTTTGAATCTCTTTACAAGATAAGGTATAACCCAGCGAGCAAGGCGCTTGACGCTCTTGCGGCTGAGGAACCGGATAAGCTTACTTCCTACTGACACGAGCCGCAGGAGTGTTAGGAACGAACTGACCCTTGCCGCGCTTCTTCTTCTTCGCCGTAGCAGCACGCTCGGCCTTGCTTAGACTCTTGGCCTTAGATAGGGGCAGGCACCGGTCTGGGTTCTTCTTATCCTTGCTCGTGCCGCACTCGCCCTTGATGCTGCCATCCAAACCGATGCGCACCCACTTCTCGTCGCGCCACCTCTTGAGCTCGCCCATTACTTACTCTTAGGGAGAGGGATGTCGCGGCCCACAGGAGACATAGCGTCAGTCTTAAAACTATAAGTTCCGCTGGCGTCTTGAGTCAACTTGCCCCTGTTCATAGCGTTGAGCTTATCTGCTCCGGTAATACCTTGACGCTCGAGCTGGCTCATAACCTTCCTCTTTGCAATCTCGCGGTCCGTAGACCGCGCAGCAAAACCGGCTTTGTTATAGTTGACAGCAGCCTTCTTACGGCCTGTTCTACCCTTCTTTGCCATTACTTCTTAGGTTTTTTAGGTTTCATAACCTTAGCCTTCACCTTAGCCGTACACGGCTTACCATATCCTTTACTTGCCATAATTGGGGTCTTTGCAATATTTGCTCGCAGCCATGTTGGCATACGCGCTGGGGTACTTGTCAAACGTCCTCTTGGCCCAAGCAATACCCGCTGGGCAAATCTTGTTCTTCTTCTTAGCCATGAGTAAACTTATGGATAATCATACAGATGATGGCCCCGGCAATTCCAAGGCATACCATCCTATATGAAAACTCTTCGCGGGTCATATCTTAAGCCCCAAATTACAATGAACTATTTAAAGTACTGGCGCGTAGTGCGCTATTTCATCAATGCCAAGTACGGCATTACCCAACCCGACCTAGAGATGCTCATCTTCCTCTACGATGAGCCATACTTTACCCGGGCCAAATTCAAAGAGTTCGATAAAGTCTTCTCGTGGGATAAAGACCGCTTCAAACGCCTAGTAAAAAACGGGTGGGTGGAGAAAGTATCCGTAGAGTCAAAGTCAAGGCTAGGCGTATACAACCTGACCTACGCAGCCAAGAGAGTAGTAGGGTACGCATATGCCATACTGCAAGGCAAGGAGTTCCCAACAGACGACCAGAACAACCCAGTCTTTAAACGCAACGTGTCATTTACCGATAAGATGTACCGGAACGTGATGATGGAAATCAATGAAGCACAACGACAACATCGCGCTCAGAAATAATGGTGCGGGCAATACCATCAATCAACATAGTATAGCTGGCACGCTTGTCGTAGTATAGCTCCTCGCCAGCGTCGATGCTGGTGACGTCAGTGCCAGAAGCCACAACGAGACCACGACCGTAGCGCATCTGGTCGGCGTCGTCAGAACTGAGTAAGATGCCGCTGGCAGTAGTCGTCTCCTCCTTGATGGCGTCGATGACAATATATTTTCCTATGGGACGCATTGAATAAAAATTGGTGTCAGCGGACCCATATACGCGCCCGCAATATTAAAATCAAAATGCTCTATAGCTCCCTCCTCGTCCATATCGTGCTCGAGGACTAAGAGCTCAAGGATACGCCCGATGTCATAGCACACGCGGTATCCCTTGTCAACCTCAGTGATGCCGATGATGGCAGCGTCAAAACCGTCGGCGAACATAGCCCCGGCATCAATGGCCTCAAGCCAATCAGTAATCTCTTCCCTCATGCCCGTGCCAGTGTGATGATAGCCTGAGTACTCAAGATAGTGACCGCAACGCTTACAGCGTTCTGTAAAGCAGACTTAGTGACGCGGGTAGGGTCGATGACGCCCATGTCAATCATGTCGCCGTACTCGCCAGTCTTAAGGTTGTAACCGCTGCCGTCAGGTGCCATACTGTAGTCAAAGTCTTCGCCGCAGTTCTCCATAATCTGATGCAAAGGAGCACGCAAAGCCTCACGCAATACTTCAGCAGCAGCACCCTTACGGTCTGATAACCAGTTGCTTAGGTTGTAAAGGGTGACGCCGCCGCCAGCAACAATGCCGTCTTGCATAGCAGCGCGGACAGCGCACACAGCATCGTCGACCCTGTCGTATAACTCCTTCTGCTCTAGGTCAGTATGGCCCCCGACCTCAATCACTCCTATACCTCCAGACAAGCCAGCGATGCGCTGGTTGATGAACTCTTTGTCGACGCGACGCTTGGTTAGTCGATATGCCTCCTGAAGCTCAGCGATGCGCTCGTCGATACCATCCTCTTTGTCGCCCTTGACAATGACAGTACTGTCGCGACCCACAACAACACGGTCAGCAAAACCCAAGTCGTCGAAAGCCATGAGGCTTAAGTCGTCGCCAGTCTTCTCACTGAAATACGTAGCACCAACGCTGACAGCCAAGTCTTGCATAAGCTCGTGCTGCTTATACCCGAAATTAGGAGGAGGAACAACACAGACCTTTAAACCCTTCTTGACAACATTGGCAGCAAGGGTGTTGATGACGTGAGTGCTGCACGGAGCAACAATGAGAAGACGCTTGCCCTCACGGATGATAGGACCTAAGACGTTCTCGATACTTAAGATATTGTTTATCTCGCCGTCGCAGACCATAACGTGACAACCGTCTAGTATGCTCTCGTCACGGCTCTGGTCGTTGACAAACAACTCGCTGGCATAGCCACGGTCGAGCTTGAAACCATGAGTGACATCGAAACCAGTCTCGCTCGTCATACTCTTCTCGACAGTGACAACACCGTCTTTGCCAACCTCGCCATATACCTCAGCAATTAAATTGCCGATGGCCTTATCGTTGTTAGCACTGATAGTAGCCACACTCCTCAAGTGCTTCTTGTTCAACCGACGGCTGCGACCGTCAAGCTCCGCAACAACATCTTTAGTCAAAGACACCATGTCGCGCAAGACGTCAGTCTTTTTGGTATCGCCACCCAATACCCGTAAGCCACCCTTGACCAAAGCCTCAGCCAAAACAATGCTAGTAGTAGTACCGTCGCCAGCCTCACTGGCCGTCCGGTCAGCAGCCTCCTTCATAATCCGTACCGCCAAGTTCTCGACAGGGTCAAGCAAGTCAACAGCCTTAGCCACAGTAACACCATCCTTAGTGACCGTAATGCCATGGGTGTGGTGAGGACTCTCGATGAGTACCGTCTGGCCGCTAGGACCCAACGTACTCCTTACAGCTCGACTCAACTGCTCAATGCCGCTGATGAGCTTGTCGCCTTCGAAGTGAAGGTCTTTAGGTATTTCATTCATAGTGACCCAAAGATACCATGTCGCAATGTCGATTTCAAACGCCCCTATAGAGAGAGAGAGAGAGAGAGAGAGAGAGAGAGAGTCTTGTATACAAGGAATAATAATTGACATTTCCGACACTGTAACTGAAAACCAGCAACTTAGCCGTACACAAACTGGAATAAAACCGGTATGAAACCGACATTAGTGTCGATTTTGCCCGAACACAAGAGCACCCCGGACGTTTCCGAGGTGCCCCACCTTAACCAAATTGCTCGCACTTGTCTGCTCGCAGAGGGAAGGTAACCTTTTCAAAACAGGTGTATGGAGTGTTTGGGTTCAATACCATCTGACGCGCTGACCCCGCTCGGGGAAGTCGATTTGTTTTCGATAGGGGGGGTCGCGGTTGGGTTCCCCCGTCCGGACTTTTTGCCGTTTTGCTGTGGCAGTCCTGCCCGCCCCCGTCCGGCTCGGTCAACGAGCCACGGCCCCGGCCCCTGTCCCCTGCCCCGGCCCCATGGCCGTGAATCGCCACGCAGTCCCCGCCCCTGCCCCTGTCCCTGCAAAGAGAGAGAGAGGGGGGCGCACCCGCCCCTTAACCCCCGCCCCTTGCGGTTGACGTGTTAACGTGTGGCCCTCCGGCCCTGATTCGTCCTGCTGTCTTGGTTTGGCGCGAAATAAAATTTACCCCGCTCTACCCCGCCAATGCTCAGTTCTTCGATTAATGCAAAAGAAATCTTCGCTCTGTGCTTGTTTATTGAAAAGGTTGTTGTATCTTTGGAGTCCCGGAGGACACAAACCCCCCTCCCAAATACAGTACACATTATGAGTCAGCACATCACCAACGCAGTAGACAGCTTGATTGCATCTCAGGACGTAGAGGCCATCACCTTCACCATCGAATGGGTCGAGACGAGAAAGCAATCCATGCTCGAGGCGATAGCCGGCGAGCCTGATGAGGAGCAGGCGGTGGCTTATGCCATCTCAATTTCAGAGATAACGAGGGGCGTTGCTCGTCTCCGCTCTGCATTGGTCTGCTGAGCGGCTCGCTCAACGAGCCAAGGGGCCATGGTGCTTGGCGGGGTTCGATTCCCTGCGCCCTTTCTAACCGACCGACAAAGGTCATAAAGCCGGAGGGCATTGTACTCACCACAGTCATGGCAAATTCAGCCAACACCCCCACCGCCCAATTCATCGAGGGCATCAAGTTCGGTGATAAGGTAACCCCCGCCACCCTGAGCAAGTCCATCGACAAGCTCACCGACCTTGGCAACAAGGCATTCGACCAAAACCTGTTCATCGGCTTCAAGCTGATTGTGGTTAAGGATTGGTGGAAGTCCGAGGGTAAGGACTTGTTCGAGGAGCAGGGCCTGAGCACAAATTGGCAGGAAGCTGTGCCGCACCTGACGGGCTTATCCAAGTCTGCCTTCAACAAGAAGCTCAAGGCGTACGCCGACTCTATCGAGCACCCCACCAAGCTCGAAGAGTACCGGGCCTTGGAGGCCACGGCGGGCCGCGAGTGCAACATGGACAGGTGGGCTGATTTCGTCCGTGACGGCTCGTTCAGCGAGCCAACCGAGGAGGAGGGCGAAACCAAAGCCAAGAACCTTGGGCAGTTCCAAGTGACGGGCTACACCCCTGCTGTGCGCATCACTGCTGACGGCTTGATTGAGACCAAGGCTGACGAGGACGGCATCATCATTGGCTTGGCTATCCTCAAGCGGTCACTGATTGCCTCCGGCATGGAGGCGGCGGCTGAGGCCATTGTCCTCCCCGAGGAGTTAGCCAACGGCGAGACTGCCGAGGAGTGCGCCACTCGGTTCTTCGCAGACCTCGCGAAGTAATCGGCTCGCTGACCGAGCCACCTGCCTCGCATCCTTCGGGATGCGGGGTTTTGGTGGTAGATGAGATTCCTTTCCACCCCCCTTTTGAGCGCAGTTCGTTGCGTGTGTTGGTTCATTGTCCTTGGCGGCTTTTGGCTCCTCGGACTTTACGTGGCCGAGGTGCTTCTGTTCACCTTGTTTCCTGCCATCGGCCTGTTGGCTTTGTCTGAGACTGAGGCTGACCGCCGTAATAAATAAACAGCAAAACATTTGCACAGTTCAAACATTCAACGTACATTGCACCATGATTGAGACCCACACCATTCCCCTCATTGCCCCGACCGCTTCCGGGCAGACTGACCTGACCGCAGTGCTGGTCACTGAGTACGGCCCCTTGCAGGGTCACGCCTCACCTATCGTTCGCCGCCAAGAGGTATCTCGTTGGCACAAGATGGACTCGACCCACATCCGTGTCCGCGAGGTATCGTTGGACGGCTCGTTGAGCGAGCCAATCCACGAGGGCTGTTGGCACATCGGTCAGCTCTCACCTGACTCACCTCTCTTCACCGCCGCTCAAATCGTCCTGAACAAATGAGATATCTTATCACTGGATGGGCGGCATCGCCCAAGGGTAGCGACACTACCCTCATTGCCTCCTTTGAGACCAAGGAGGACGCGTTCAACCAAGCCAAGACCATGTGGGACAACGACATGACGGCCATGACCATTGAGGAGATACCCTCAAGCCGTTGGCCAAAGCGATGGAGACTGCGGTGGCCTATTGGTCGCGAGGTACAGATAACGCGAGTGGCAAACGACAGGTGCGACATCGGCTACCACTTGGTTGCTCCCCTCATCAACGGGGACGTGAGCGGCCTTGATGCCAACGAGGAGCACCAGCTTGAGCAGTTCATCAGTCAGTATCCTGACTGCGTCTTCGAGCCTGACGAGGACGAGGACGGACACATTCAACAATCGTTTGTCGAGTGTGAGGTCACTGGAAAGCACAATATGTGCGTCACCATCAAAGTATTTGCACGATGAACATAGAATTCCCACCCCTTTACGGCTCCGACCTTGTGTCTGCGGCCCTTGTCGTCACTGCCTTGTCTCAGGTTCCTGAGCCTGTAGACATCATGTGTTGCGGCTTCAACACCTCAAGCGGCTACGTATACATCGCCCTTGAGAACGGTGTGACCATCGCCTCGTGCTTCGGTCAGAGCGTGGACTACATCGTGACTGACAGTGACGAGGAGAAATTCTACGACAGCTACCCGGCTCGTTGAGCGAGCCACAAATACAATAGACATGAAAGACAAACTCATCAACGCCAAGGTCATCTATCCTACCCTTGGTCACACCGTACTCACTACGGGTCAGGATATCCGCCGAGACGAGAACGTCGAGGTCATTGTTCATGTAGGCACTAAGGCTTCGGGCCATGCGTGGTTCGAGTTCCACGACACCAAGTGGGACGGCGAGAAGTACTACGCCGAGGGTGGCCTTGAGATTGACGGCGGCAAGCTCGTTGACTACGATGGTGTCGGGTCGTTGCCCACTGTGGTGATGGACATCTTGACCAACGAGTTCGACATCGACGTGACGGAGGTGTACGACAAAGACGGACAGCCCAACGAGTACAAGGTGTTCAAGTACCACCTTGACGGCAAGGCGTTCGACGATTGGGACGATGCCTATGAGTACATCCACTCACTCAACCTTGACCGCGATGCTACCCGCGCCAAGTTCAATTCAATACAAGAGCTATGAACGACACATACATACTCGTGTTATGGCCTCAATGCCAAGCCTACATGGATGAGCCGTGGTTCGAGGAAGAAGCCATCCTTGCTGACGCAGATAGCGTGGGCGAATCAAACGCATGGTTTATCCCAACCGAATACATCAAGTCATGAGAGACAATATGAAACTTATCCTACGCTGTGCCCAACACATGCAAGAGGGTTCTGACCTCGGCGATGGAGTCAAAGAAATGCTAAGCAACATTGAGACCGAGGCCATGAGGGGCTTGCAAGGCGACAAGGTCATCGTCCCAAGCAAGTTGTTCGGCGACATCGACATCCCAAAAGATGTCATCACAGGGATGAGCAATGGCGACGATGACCTGTGGTTCAACATGAGCAAACACTTGGACATCAACATCGCCTATATCAAGGAGTGGTGGTTCGACATCTACCCCGTCAAGAACGGAGAAATCGACACCAGAAACACCATTGAATCAGGAAAGCTATGACCTATCAAGAGAAGATTGACAACATGGTCGAGCACCTCAAGGGGTTCGGCTCGTTCCAACAGATGGCTCGGTTTGTATTGAGCCTTCAGGACGATGACTGCCCACGATGCGGCGGCGAGGGGTTTGTTTACTCTACCCACTACGCCGACCCCTATTCCACAACACGCAGGTGCGAATGCACTGAGCGTGACCCTGACGAGAAATACGAACAACAAAACGAGAAATAATGGGACTTGATATGTACCTCTCCCGTGTGACACGGGAAACCAAAGTGTGTTGGCGCAAGGCCAATGCCATCCACGCATACATCGTGGGCAACCACGCAGACGGAGACGACTGCACACCTATCGAACTCGACAGGGACTCCATTAAGGAGTTGCGCGACCGATGCACAGACGTGCTGTCTGACCGTAGCCTTGCTCCAGAGCTTCTGCCTACTTCGAGCGGGTTCTTCTTCGGCAGTACCGAGTACGACGATTGGTACTTCGAAGAGCTGGAGCGTACCGAGAAAGAGTTGACCGAACTCTTGCGCGACAAGACATGGGACTACCTCGAATACCAAGCGTCATGGTAAGAACAAAGCACCTCGACTACACTCCCTCCGACCTGCCCCGCCTGATTGTGGACAGCATCAGACGCATCAGGATACCCAACCCTTTGAGGCACAACAGACAGCTCGTTGGTGTCACTGCCTTCAGCGAACGCATTGTATTGAACACATGGCTATGTCTATGGGACTCGTATGACGCTCGCATACCCGACCACCATGCCATTTCGAATCAGTTCGAAACGCTGACAGTAGAAAAGTTAGGGAAATAAATAGCAATACGCTTGCACAGTTCAATCATTTATTGTACATTGCACTATGATTCACAACTACAATGAAAGTATATGCACGGGCCAAGACCAAGGCGGCCCTCAACCAACTGCTCAGGGAAAACAACCTCGTCCCTGTGAAGGAGTACTCACTACTCAGACACGGAGTCAAGTTCACTTTAGGTCTTGACGTACCTGATGGCACAGAGGTAGCCATCTACAAAGAAATCAGAAACGGGTTCCCGTATGCCCACTCATTCGGCACATACAACTACAATACAAACCAAGTAAAATGAACGAAGTACAAAACCCCGGCTCGGTGAACGAGCCACAGACACCGGAGGTCACACCGCAGACTCGTGACACATTGCTCGAACAGCTCAACTTCCTTATCGACGGAGCGCGTTCCAACCTGATGGACATGAAGGCAAGCCTTGCCATCGACGGCCCCTTGCTCAAGCCTGAGCCTCAGTATACCAAGGAGCAGGTCGTCAAGATGTTGCGCTCTGCGTATGACCTCGGAGCTACAGCACACGAGGAGAGCATGGAAGTACAGACGGATAGTTGGCAGGGTGGCGTCGCGGTAGACGTCGAGTTGGAAGAGGGTTGCTTCAGCTACAATGGCAGTGTCACTATAGAAGAGGATACCATCAAGGATTTAGTCAACTTTGACACCCCCAAAATGACCGACGAGTGGGTCGAAGAAATCCTCAAGTCATGAAGAACACATCACAGTCCCGCAACTTTGCGGAATCGATGGGCCAAGCCATGGCCTTTGGTATCGGTGTCACCTGTTGTGATATCTTCAGTAGCCCACAAATCAGTGGGTATGTACACGGCGTACGCCACGGCGAGGAGGCTCAGTTCGATATTAAATCGGCTTTCACCATCGACAAGTATCTGTTGTGGCGTGACATGATGCACAAGGCAGAGCTGATGGGCAGTCGGCGCGACCATGACCCTTGCGGTTATGGTGTCGCCATCCATCGCACTGGCCCACTCATTACGATGCAGACGATACGTTGCCATATGTTTATGGAGAACGCCCTTGATTCCGCTGAGTCAGAGATGACCGAGCGATTCATCTACCACATATCTGACTGCGATGCGCTCATCTATCTTGAGCAACACGGTAAGATACCGGGTAGCACAGAAGGTTTCGTCGAGGGTTACGAAAACTACGAACATGAATACGTCCCTTACGATGGAGAGTACAATGCACGAAGAGCTGTCCGAATTGCAGAAGCATCTACAAGACTTGGCGGCAGGTTATGAAGAAAGATATGGACGAGACGAGGTGCACAATTCTCTAACAAATACAGTCTATTACATACAGAAATCATTAGACAATGGAATACATTTACATCCTCCATTATGATACCGAAAACCTTGGCACCGTATGGTCTAAGGCATACCGTGGTCAGCTATCAGCACGCAAGGGATTGAACAAGGCATTGGGCGAAGAGTTGGCCCAAGGCAATGACTTCAAGTCCGGCGACCAAGACACTGTGATGCTAAGGCACGGGCGATTGTACATCCAAGAACTATTAATTGAAAACGAATGAAACGAGACATCTTCGAAGAGTACGTAGACAAGGTGACCAACCACTTCGGCATTAGCCGAGAGCAGTTCTTCACCAAGGACAAGACACGAGACATTGTAGACGCACGGCAAATGCTCTACTACTTGTGCAAGGAGCGGCCCATCACCACTCAATACATCAAGCACTACATGGGTGCCAACGGCTATGACGTAGCTGTAACGACAATCACCCATGGCATCAAGCGTATAGAGAAAGAGGTGGTCCAAGACCCTGACTATATCACCATCATAAACAAACTAAAATGAAACCTGAATCAGTTTACAACAACCTCAAGGCCATCGACGTCCGGCCCAAGGCAGAGAAGAAAGGGCGTGCCGACTACCTCTCGTGGGCTCACGCTTGGGACATGCTCAAGAGCAACTACCCTCAGGCACAGCGCATCATCTATGAGAGTGAGCACACTGGACTCAACTACTTCACCGATGGCAAGACGGCTTACGTCAAGGTGGGTATTGTGGTCAACGACTTAGAGCACATCGATATGCTTTGCGTCATGGACCACCGCAACAAATCCATCCCTATCGAAAAGCTTTGCAGCTTCGAGGTCAACAAGACAATCCAACGGGCCACTGCTAAGGCCATTGCGATGCACGGCCTTGGACTTTCTCTGTGGACAGGTGAGGATATACCCACCCCACCCACTGAGGCCAAGGAAGCCCCCTCTAAAGAGGTCAAGAAGAAGATTACCCTCAAGGTAGACGACGAGAACTGGGGCAAGGTGCTCAAGTATGTGGTCGCCAACAAGGAGAAGGGCGTTGACGACCTGCTCAAGGAACTGCGTGTCAAGTACAGCGTTTCCGCTACGGTCAAGAAAGAAATCGAGGCCAACCTATGAGCGACATCATCGAGCAACTGCGTGACGACACCAACTACTATGGCAAGGTCGGCAGGCAATACATGTCCAACTCGGACATCAAGGTCTTGCTTGACAACCCTTCCATGTTCGGTGTCCCTACCCCTGACAACCCTGCCTTTGCCAAGGGCCGCCTCTTCCATCAGCTCATCCTTGAGCCGGAGAAAGCAGCCAAGGTCGAGAGCGTCAACACTGTAAGCCGCAACAGCAAAGTGTACAAGGAGGCTTGTACTGAGCGCGGTGTAGAGTTCATGCTCCTGACCAAGGAGATGCAGGAGATACACGGGTGGGCGCAGAAGATGCTCGGCAACTACGACTTCTTCGAAGCCATCCGTGATGAAGCCAACAAGTATGAGGAACCCATCGTGGGTACCATCATGGGTCGAGAGTTCAAGGCCAAGGCAGATATCCTCTGTCCGGACCGCATCATCGACCTAAAGACCACTGGCAACATCGACGACTTCAAGTGGTCGGCACGCAAGTATGGCTACGACAGCCAATGCTACATCTACCAAAGCCTATTCGGCGTACCGCTGGTGTTCTTCGCCATCGACAAGAAGACGGGTATGATGGGCATGTACGAGCCAAGCCAAGACTTTATCCTCCGTGGCAGGGACAAAGTCGAACGGGCCCTTGAGGTCCACGATAAGTTCTTCGGGACTGATGCCACACACACAATTGAAACCTTTTATATCCAAGAGACACTATGAGTGATAACAAAGACAGGGTCTACGCACCCGCCATGAATTGGTCCGCACCTCGTGACGAGGCACCCGACTTCATCAAAGCCAAGGTCGGCATCAAGGTCGAAGAGTTCGTTGCCTTCCTTCAGGAGAACGCCAAGCCCTCGGGTTGGATAAACTTCGAGATGAAGGAGAGCCAAGACGGACGCTACTACTTCGAGCTCGACATGTGGGAGCCGAAGGCTAAGGTCGAGGAAGACGAAGCCCCATTCTAATGGGGTCAGCCTGATACATCCGTACTCCATCAGGCGAGGGGAAGAGGGGGCAACGGCCCCCTCTTTCTTCCTCGCACAAATACAATTAACTATGAAACCAGTAAATACAAAAAGCCTTTTTCATGTCCTGTGCGCGACTCTTGAGAAGTTAGACAGCGCAGAGATTAACGTCAACCAAGCGTCAGCCACGGCCAAGTTGGTCGGTCAGTGTACCAACCTGCTCAACTACGAGCTCAAGCGTGCCGCGCTGATGACCAACGACGACTTCCGCCATGCTCACCGAAATTTGGAGAGCAAGAACTTTGATAGCCTACCGGAATGATTGAGTACGAGGAGTTCCTTTGTGAGCAGGATTACGAGGAGTGGTGGGAGCATCCTGAAGTGATGGAAATACACAAAGAGTTTTGCTCATTTCTTGAGGATGGCAATTACCGTGACCTACCTGCGCACTGGATAAAATACAGTGGTCACACAATTGCCCTTTCATCGGGCAATACGTATGACTTCTACAGACGAGGCATCACACAACAAGAAGCTGAGTTGCTTGCCATACAGTTTCTGGACAATAGGCTGGACAGGATGACGAAGTACCTGAGGAGAATGCGGAACCTTGCTCGCAAGCACAACGTGGAGGACATGAGTGACTACGAGAGGCACTGGTTCTTTCGCAAGAAAGCACGAGCGCCATGGTGGCCAAAGGGTGACTATGACTACCATGCGGGGGAGTACAGAATATTCAGCTACCCCTTGCGTCTTCTGAACACCAATCGACTGAAAAACTACGGACAATAAAAGACCATGTCGGAATGTCGGTTTTCCTCTGGCCTATAGAGAGAGAGAGAGAATACTCTACTTTTCTTTTCTCCTACATACATACAAGAAGAATCGACATTATCGACACTAAGACTGAGTATCAATAAGTTAACTATAATAAACCGACACAAAAACCGACACACCCATGTCAGAAATCGTCACAATCTTCCGGAATATCCGGGAAACGGAGACGCCCTTCCATCGTTCAGTCAAGTTTGTTCTCGACAGAATCAAGGATGGTTCCTCAAAAGACCTTGTATCACGCATCCGTAAGGAGACCGATAAGGCAAGCCGAAACGAGATTAAGAAAGAGCTACCTGCGGTATGTTTCTCTGGTGAGTTTAACAAGCGCAATGACTCTGCTATCCTTGAGCACAGTGGTTTCATCTGCCTTGACTTCGATGACTACAAGACCAAGAAGGACATGAAGGTTGAGCGCGACCGCCTAACCAAAGACCGCTACGTCTACTCTGTCTTCACCTCACCCTCTGGTCACGGCCTCAAGGTGCTCGTAAAAATCCCGCAAGACATTGATAATCATACCAATTACTTCAATGCGTTAGAGAAACACTTTAACTCCGAGCGGTTCGATACCTCATGTAAGAACATCAGCAGGGTATGCTACGAGTCTTACGACCCACTCATCCATATCAACGAGAGCAGTGAGCTTTGGACGGGCGTTGTTGAGCGAGACTATATCGAGGTCGACACCAACCGTGACGCACCTACGATACCTATCACCGACGACAACAAGACCGCCGACATCCTCATCAAGTGGTGGACGAAGAAGTTTGGTATGGTAGACGGCGAGCGCAACGCCAACATATTTAAGTTGGCTATGGCCTTCAATGACTTTGGTATCAACAAGAGCCTTGCCTCACATATCCTACGTCAGTTTGAGCAGTCCGACTTTACAGCCAAAGAGATAGAGCGTACCCTCGACTCGGCGTACAGCAACACCGGCAATCACGGCACGAAGTTCTATGAGGACAGCGACCGCATCAACAACATCAAGGCACAGCTCAAGCGCGGTGTATCAAAAAAGGAAGTCCGCTCCCAACTAAAGGGCGAGGTTGAGAGCGATGTAATTGAGGCCGTCCTTGAGCGTGTAGAGAAAGAGAACGAGGAGCAGACCTTCTGGTCTAAGACAGAGAAGGGTGTCATTAAGATTGTACCCCTCGACTTCAAGACCTTCCTCGAAGACAACGGCTTCTTCAAGTACGCCCCCGAGGGTAGCAAGAACTACGTCTTCGTCAAGGTCACCAACAACCTCATCGACCACACGAGCGAGAAGGAGATAAAGGACTTCATCCTTGGATACCTCATCGACCTTGAGGACAAGACCATCTACAACTTCTTCGCCGATGCCGTGCGGTACTTCCGTGAGGAGTTCCTTACCCTGCTGTCCACCATCGACGTGTACTTTATGGAGGATACGGCGGGCTCGGCCTACCTATACTACCGCAACTGCGCGGTACGCATCTCACCCGAAGAGGTCAAAGCCATCGACTACCTCGACCTCGGTGGGTATGTATGGAAAGACCACATCATAGAGCGCAACTTCAACGAGTGCTCCCATGACGGGTGCGACTTCCAGACTTTCATAGGTAACATCTGCGGCAAAGACGACAGCCGCCGGGGGACTATGGAGAGTACCATCGGGTATATGATGCATGGGTACAAGAACCTAAGCTACTCTCCGGCAGTCATCCTCAACGACGAGGTCATCAGCGACAACCCCGAGGGTGGCACAGGCAAGGGTCTGTTCATGAACGCCTTGAGTCAGATGAAGAAGCTGGTAGTCATAGACGGTAAGGCGTTTGCCTTCGAGCGTAGCTTCCCCTATCAGCTCGTAAGTGCTGACACTCAGATACTTTGCTTCGATGACGTAAAGAAGAACTTTGACTTCGAGCGTCTATTCAGCGTAGTAACAGAGGGTTTGACACTGGAGAAGAAGAACAAGGACGCCATCAAGATTCCTTTCGAGCGGTCCCCTAAGATTGGTATCACCACCAACTACGCCATCAAGGGTGCGGGCAACAGCTTCGCACGCAGGAAGTGGGAGCTAGAGCTACACCAGTACTACAACAAGACGCGTACCCCACTGATGGAATTCAAGAAACACTTCTTCGCCGACTGGGACGACGACGACTGGTGTGCCTTCGATAACTATATGGTGTCATGCTTGCGTGGCTACCTCGATACTGGCTTGGTAGAAAGTAAGTTCATCAACCTTGGTATCCGTCAGCTCAGTGCGGAGACGAGCCACGACTTTATCGAGTGGTGCGGACTCATCAACGGCGATTTCAATACAGCCCTTGAGCCATACATCAAGCTGTACAAGGACAAGCTCTATGTCGATTTCGTTCAGCAGAACCCTGACTA